GACCCCAGTAGGAAGCTGTCATAATACCCTCTTGATGGAATAGGTAGACATAATAGTCTTAGAAGCTATGCTAGTAATAGGTAAGAGTTCGAGTCTCTTAGAGGGTACTAAGTTAAAAAATGTAATTTACTTGCATATTTAAAGTTTTTTACTTATCTTTGCAACATAATTAAAAAGGATATGGATTTATTTGCAGATTCTACAGTTATAGATGCTATATTAAGCAGTTCAGAAGAGAATGGACCTAAGAAGTTTATAGAGTTCATAAATAAACTTGAAGGATGGAAGACTAAATGTAAAAATTTACATTGGGCTTCTTTCAAGAAGAACATTCATGTATATCTAGATGAATTTCTTTCTATACTTCAGGACTATCAGGACGGACTTGCAGAAGAGGAAATGGGAATTTATGGTAGAATGTTACCTAATATAATAGCAGGTTCTCCAAGCTCTGCTGTAACTCCAAAAGAGTTTATATATGAGGTAAGAAAAGAAACCTTAGCTTTCTATGATAGTCTTCCTAAAGATAGTCTTCATGCAGGTATAAGGTCAGAATGTGAAACTTTTATACATAATATAAATAAGTACATATACCTATTCTCTCTTGGAGATTGGGAATTTAAAAGAGGGGAATAAGCCTCTGTGGTGAAACGGGTAAACACTCCAGACTTAAAATCTGGCGAACTGAAAAGTTCTTGCAGGTTCAAGTCCTGTCAGAGGTACTCCAAGCCTTCTTAGTGTGAATGGTAAGCAAGCCTGTCTTGTAAACAGGAAGACTCAGTTCAAGTCTGGGAGAAGGCTCACAGTTACTTACTACTTACCTAAGTAAGTAACACTCAATACTACTAGGTAAACCTCAGCAGGAGCTGACCTGCAGCATTATAATTAAAAAGCTTTGAGGTGTAGGTGATTGAGGGTGCAAGTTAAGGGTTACTTGCAATGCCAAAGTACCATAACAAATCTTTGGCTTTTTTGTGGGATTGGTGTTAATGGTAACATGTCTGCCTTCCAAGCAGAAGTTGACAGTTCAAATCTGTTATTCCACTCTAATATCACGGGGTAGAGCAGAGGCAGCTCGCCAGGCTCATAACCTGAAGGTCAGAGGTTTGAATCCTTCCCCCGTAACTAAATAATATACTATGGTAAGAGATGGAAAAGTAATGACCTGTATAGTAGGTTATAAAGTTAGAGATTTAGTTGAACAAGCTAATGAGCTTGGAATACCTAGAGAAGATATTGTTAATATGTTTGCTTTAGCAGGGCAAATATATTTAGTGTATTACAAATAATAGAAATAGTATGGGAGAGATTGATGTGTTAAACCTTCTTACTTATGAAGCAGTTGGTAAATTTAAAAGTGTTAGAAGAGCTATAAGAAGAGGACATGTTTCTATATATGATAAAGTATATCCTAAAAGACCTTTTGGTAATACTAACACTAAGATAAACAAAATAAAGAGACAAATTTATGGACAAATCACTGGACGTAGAGTCAATTAATAAGCATGACAAATATAATGCTATTCCAGTAGTTTTTTGTGCAGATTGTTTATCTATAAAAATATCTACTATAGATGGTATGGACTACTGCGAAGATTGTGGGAGTACTCACATGAAAGAAGCTAATATATTTGATTGGGAGAAAATGTATAAAGCTAAATATTCAAATACTTTTTTAGAAAAGAAATAAAATGGAGAAGAAGTTAGAAACAAAAAAGCCTGATTCTAGGAAATTGAGTTATGAAGAGTTAGAGAATGTATGTCATCAACTAAGTGCTCAAGCTCAGCAACTTAGTACTCAAAATAAACAATTAAGAGCAGCTCTAAATGAGTCTAATCTAGCTAACTTGTATAAGAGATTAGATTACCTCTATTTGATTATAGACAAAGACAATAAGTACTTGTCTACTGAGTTTAAGGAAAAATGTGCTAAGGAGTTTGAGACTTTAATGGCTTCTCCTGAAGATAATTCAACTACAACAGAAGATAATAAAGGAGAGTAACTATGACTAAGATGGGAGTGGATAATGTAGCGAGAGTACCATGTAAGCTTGATTACTCTTTCTTTAAGATGTGGTTTATGTTCTTGCAGCCATTCCATCATCTTACTGAAAGAGAAATGGAAGTAGCTACTTCTTTTGTTAAACAAAGATATGAATTAAGTAAGGTAGTATCTGATTCAGACATTCTGGACAAGCTTGTTATGAGTGAAGATACTAAGAGAAAAGTAAGAGAAGAATGTAATATTACTCTTCCACACTTTCAAGTTATCATGGGTAAATTAAGAAAGAATAATATTATAGTTGATGGTAAATTGAACCAAAGATACATTCCTAATATAACTAAGGATAATGATGAATTCTTTAAACTATTATTATTATTTGATTTTAGATGAGTTACTTAGATATAATAAAACGAGTATCAGATAAACTTAATATACCTGAGGAGATAGTAAAGAAGACCTGTGAATCTTATTGGTTATATATAAGAAATAGTATATCAGAACTACCTCTTAAAGACAATCTTAGTGAAGAAGAATTTAATAATCTTAGAACAAACTTTAATATTCCTTCTATAGGAAAATTATCTTGTTCTTATGATAGATATAAAGCAATTAAGGAAAGATACAAACATATAAAAAGAATTAAGGATGGTAACTACAATAAAGAAGATAAAACCTCTATTTAATGGGTTGATTACTACAATGGATAAATATCCTAAAATAGTAACTACAGGAACTGTGATAGACCCTACAAAGTCTGGAGCTGTGAAGGAATATCAAAAAGTAGTAGCTATAGGACCTATGGTTAGAGGTATAGAAGTAGGAGATACTGTATTCATTAATCCTAGTAGATATGCTGTAATGAAGCACAAGAAAGGTACTCTTGAAGATGGTGTTATTAAAGATAATCCTGTTGTAGGATATAACTTTGATATTGTTAATATAGATGGAGTAGACCACTTATTCTTACAGGATAATGATATTAAATATGTGGCTGAGATTGAAGAATTTGATGAAAACTCAACTATAGTTACAGACAGTAATAAATTAATACTTTAATTCAACATTATTCAAGCCTAGCCTAGAATTATAGGTTAGGCTTTTTTATTAGCTTTTTAATTATGAGACTATTTAAATATGAAGGATGTACATTATCTATATCAGAGGAAGCCTTATGCTTAAAACCTTTTAGAACTTTGTGGGTTAGAGATAAAACAGAAAAGAAAGAAAGAGCTATAATGGAACTAGGATATTGCTATTTTATGGAAGACCCAAGAAGTGATTATCAATATATTATAGATAGAGAAGAGAGAAGTAAAACTATTAAAAGAGAAGCAGGATTAAAAGAGTCATGGGAACCTGATAAAGCTGTTAAAGAAGCAATGAAGTTATATGCTTCTTTTAAAACTACATCTGCTCTATTACTAGAAGATACAAGAGCTTTAATTGATGGTTATAGAATTAAACTTAAATCTCTTACTGCAGATATGGCTAATCTAGATGTAAAAGAAACTAAAGAACTTGGAGCTATTATTAAACAAGTTCCTGCTATGGTAAAAGACTTAGATGAAGCTGAGAGAGCTATAGCTAAAGAGATGGCTCAGAGTGATAAAGTAAGAGGAGCACAAGAAAAGAGTATTTACGAAGATTTATAATATGGATGCTACAGAAATAATAAAAGTATTAAATAAAGAATTTGAAATAGATAACCAATCTAATAAAATATTCTTTATATTACAAAAGAAGATAATACCAAATCCAATTAAAGCATATAAAACATATGAATATACCTTATGGTATATTAACGATAAGACTAAATATAAAGCTACTAGAATGGAGCATACAGCTAGAGTAGTTACTGAAAAAGAAGAAACTGACATGATTAAATATATGGATAGTCAACTTCTTCACTATATATTTAGAACTCTTCAGGACCCTGTTTTAATAGCAGATATGAAAAAAGGTAATTTTACAGGTTATGGAATATAAGGATAGGACTATAGATATATTTGGCTCTAAATGGAAATTAAAATTTGTAGATAAGATTGATTTAGAAGATGACTCAAATCCTGATGGAATAACAGATGCTAATAAAAGGTTAATAGCAATATCTACTAATCAGAGTGATAATGAAATTATAATAACATTATTACATGAGTTAATTCATGCTATACTTGACACTGGTCAATATCTTAATAGTAGTCAAAATGAGCCTATGGTAGAATTCGTTGCTAGAAGTCTATATTCTTTAACAAAACAAAGATTAATACAATGGAAGTTTTAATAGAAACTAATAAATATCAAACTCCCGTAACAAGAGAGTTATTAGATAGTTTACCTACAGAAGTAGCTGAACAATTAATGGAAGTACTTACTACAGTACCTTTTGTTAAGAACCTTATATCTCCAAATCGACCTTATTATAAAGATTTACCTAGAGATTCTAGAGGAGCAGCTATAGTAGATATAACTAATCCTCCTATAATGACTAATGCTGATTATTTTAGGCAACCTGCTTTGTTTTATTTAAAGCATGGTTGCTATACTTTCTTGAAACCTAATAGTAATCCTAATTCTGCTTATAAGAAATTCTGGGATGAAGAGATGAGAAGATGCTATGAAGGATATATAAGACCTGAGGATGGAGCTTGGATTAGTGGTTATAATTATTGGTTTTTAAATTATCAACCTATGATGATTAATAAAAAGGTTGGTAAGACTAATAAGGCTATAAGAGTTGAAGAGTTTCCATATTTTAATGAAGGAAATGCTTGGAGATACTATTACTTATATAATGCTAGAGAGAATGCACATCATGCTTTAGAATTAGCGAAGAGAGGTTGTGCAAAGAGCTTTAGTTTATCCTCTATTATGGGTCATAATCTCATATTAGGAGAATCTAAAGAGGCTAATAGAAGAACTATTACAGTATTAACAGCTTATCAGAAAGAGTACCTTAAAGATGATAAGGATGGTACATTAAGTAAGTTTAAACCTGCTATTAACTTTTCTTTTGCTCATACTCCATTTCCACATCTACTTCTTAAAAATTCTCCAAATGAAATGACCTGGCAGATGGGTTATAAAGATGAGTATGGAATTGAGAGAGGTTCTTTAAATCAGGTAATGGCAGTATCAGCTAAAGATGATTCTGAGAAATTAAGAGGTAAGAGAGGATGGATATTATTTGAAGAGATGGGTTCATTTAAAGGCTTACTATCTCTATATGATATTACTAGAAAGTCAGTAGAGGATGGTGATTTAGTATTTGCTACTATGTATCTTGTAGGTACAGCCGCTGAAGATGAGTCAGACTTTAGTAGTGCTAAAACATTATTATACAATACTAAAGCTTATAATATATTATCTCTACCAAATGTATATGATAAACCTAAACAAGGTAAATCAACTTTTGGTTATTTCTTTCCTTCATATGTAAATAGAGCTGGATGCTATAATGAGGATGGAGTATCTGATGTAGTTAAATCTTTAGTTCAGATTTTAATGGCTAGATATAAGGCTAAGTTTTCATCTGACCCTAAGACTGTACTTAGAGTTATAGCTGAGGACCCAATAACTCCTGCTGAAGCTATTATAAAAGTTAAATCAGCTTATTTTCCTGTAACTGCTTTAACTGAAAGACTACAACAATTAGATACTGACCCTCATGCTTTTGATGATGTATATGTAGGTCAATTAGTTCTTAATAATAAATGTGAGGTAGAGTTTAAACCTACTAATGATGTACCTATTAGAAGATATGGAGTAGAAAATGATATTCCAGGTGCTATTGAAATATTTGCTATGCCTGAGAAAGATAGAGATGGTAATATACCTCATACAAGATATATAATAGGACATGACCCTGTAGATAATGATGTGGCAGAGTCTACATCTTTAACATCTACATTTGTATTAGACTTATGGACTGATACTATAGTAGCTGAATATACTGGAAGACATAGCTTGGCTAATGATAACTATGAAATAGTTAGATTATTATGTCTCTTTTATAATGCTAAATGTCTGTATGAATCTAATAAAAAAGGATTATATGCTTACTTTAGTCAGATGAATTGTACTCATTTATTAGCAGATACTCCTGAATATCTTAGAGATAAACAGATGATAAAATATAGCAGAGTAGGAAGTAATCAGAAGGGAGTAAATGCTTCAGCGGCTATTAATAATTATGCTAATGATTTAATAAGAAACTGGCTAATAAAACCAGTAAATACTATAATAAAGAATGATGAAGGAGAGGAAGAAGAAGTAACTATACAGAACTTATATCTTCTTAGAAATAGAGCTTTAATTGAAGAGCTTATAGCTTTTAATCCTGAGATAAATGTGGATAGAATAAGGGCATTAGGTATGGTTATGCTTTATAGGGAAGAGAAGATGATTTTATATCAAGGTAATCCTGATAAAGATAGTGATACTACTCCAAAAGATTACTTAGGAAATGACCCATTCTTTAATTCTTATGATAATAAGAAAAACAGTAAATTTAGTAAAGAATTAAGTAAGTAGTAATAAACCTATTTATTTACTTGTAGATTAGTATATATTAATGTATCTTTGCATAAAAATAATATAATATGGCAACAGAATGGAATTTTCCAAGACAGATGCTTTCTTTCAAAGCTAAAACCAAAGAGTGGAGGAAGAACCATCTGTTGTGGGCTAATACTAAAACTTTTTTCAATTTTGCTCCTGTAAGGAAAAGTATGAGACATAAGATGGTTAATTATGACCTTCTTACAGGTAAACTACACATGGAGGATTTACAAATAATACTTAATCCTGACAATGTGGAAGCTTCTTTTATACCTGATAAAATACAGCACTATCCTATAATGAATAGTAAGCTGGATGTTCTTAGAGGAGAAGAGAATAAAAGAGTGTTTGATTTTAAAGTAGTAGTTACTAATCCTAATGCCATCTCTGAGATTGAAAACAATAAGAAAGAAGCATTGCTTCAAGATATTCAGAATTTGATAGCTGATACTTCTCTTAGTGAAGAAGAGTTTAATCAAAAACTAGAGAAGCTTAATGACTACTATCTGTATGAGTGGCAAGACATAAGAGAGATAAGAGCTAATGCTTTAATACATCATTACATAAAGGAATATAATATGCCTGTTATGTTTAATGAGGGCTTTATGGATGCCATGGCAGTGGGTGAAGAGATATATCAATGTGATATAGTAGGTGGAGAACCAGTAGTAAGTAGAATTAATCCTCTTAAAATAAGAGTATTTAGGTCTGGTTATAGTAATAAGATTGAAGATGCAGACATTATAATTCTAGAGGACTATTGGAATCCAGGAAGAATCATAGATGCTTATTATGATAGTTTAAGTAAAAAAGATATAGAATATCTAGAAAACCTTCCTGACCATCTAGGACAAGCTGTTACTGATAATATGGATAACATTGATGAAAGATATGGTTTCATTAATGCTAGTATGATAGGAGATGAAATTACAGCTATTGATGGTTCTTACTACTTTGACCCTGCTAATCTATTTAATGGAGATGTAACTTCTTCATTACTTCCTTATGATTTAAGTGGTAATGTTAGAGTTCTTAGGATGTATTGGAAATCAAAAAGAGCAATACTAAAAGTTAAATCTTATGACCCAGAAACAGGAGAAGAAGTTTATAATTTCTTCCCAGAGAATTATGTTATAGATAAAGATAAAGGTGAAGAAGCTGAGAGATTTTGGATAAATGAAGCTTGGGAAGGTACTATGATTGGTGATGTTAAGGATGGAATATTCATAAACATGAGACCTAGATTAGTGCAATATAATAGACTTAGTAATCCATCTAGATGTCATTTTGGTATTATAGGTTCTATTTATAATCTTAATGATACTAGACCATTCTCCCTTGTAGATAAGATGAAGCCTTATAATTATCTTTATGACGTAATCCATGATAGATTAAATAAGGCTATAGCTAATAACTGGGGAGATATATTAGAGATGGACTTAAGTAAGGTTCCTAAGGGCTGGACTATAGATAAATGGATTTATTATGCAAAGATTAATCATCTTGCAGTAATAGATTCTTTTAAGGAAGGTACTATAGGAGCATCAACAGGTAAACTAGCTGGAGCATTAAATAATGCTGGAAAAGGTATGATAAGTACTAATATAGGTAATTACATACAACAGCAAATAAATCTCCTAGAGTTTATTAAAATGGAAATGGCTGAGGCTGCTGGAATTACTCCTCAAAGAGAAGGTCAAGTAAGTAATAGAGAAACTGTAGGAGGTGTAGAAAGAGCTACATTACAGTCTTCACATATTACAGAATGGCTATTCATGATTCATGAAGATGTTAAGAAAAGAGTATTGGAGTGTTTCTTAGAAACTGCTAAAATAGCTTTAAGAGGCAGAAAGAAGAAATTTCAATATATTTTATCAGATACTTCTATGAGAGTTATGGATATAGATGGAGATGAATTTGCAGAATCTGATTATGGTCTAGTTGTAGATAACAGTAATGGAGCTCAAGAGCTTCAATCAAAACTTGATACTTTAGCACAGGCTGCTTTACAAACTCAAACTCTTTCATTCTCTACTATTACTAAGTTATATACTTCAGTATCTTTAGCTGAGAAACAAAGATTAATAGAGAAAGATGAGAGAGATATAAGAGAAAGGGCCGCACAAGCTCAACAACAGCAGTTAGAATCTCAAGAAAGAATAGCTCAAGCAGAGCAGCAACAAAAGCAAGCTGAATTACAACAGAAAGAGCAGGCTAATATAAGAGATAATGAAACAAGAATTTTAGTAGCTCAAATATCAGCTCAAGCTAGAGATACTGATGCAGAAGAAGATGGAATAGCCCCTGAAGAGTATAGTCAAGAAGCTAAAGATAAATTAGCAGAACAAATAAGAGAGTTTGATGAAAAGATGAAGCTTGAATGGGCTAAACATGAAGAGACTCAGAGAAAAAATAATAAAGATGCTGAGCTTAAGAAAGAACAAATAAATAAACCTAAAACAACAAGTAAGTAATATGAGAAGGTTAAACGCAATTATTGAATCCGCTTATCCTCCAAGTACTAATGATTTATGGATTGTTAGAGGATTAGTAAAATACTTTAGAAATGGTCAATGGGTTACATTAGGTAATAATTCTGTAAATTGGGGAGATATTACAGATGTTCCTGAATTTTCTGAAGTAGCTACTAGTGGAAGTTATAATGACTTAACAGATAAACCTGTTATTCCTCCTGCTTATACTTTACCTAATGCTTCTTTAAGTGAGAGAGGTGGAGTATTAATGGCTGGAAGTGTAGCAGATTTAGAGGGCACAGAAGATACTGCTGCTATATGTACTAAAATAAATAATTTATTAGGAGTATTAAGAGCATCAGGAGTATTAAACTTATAATTATATTACCATGTATTTTACACAGGAAGATTTAAAGAAAATCCTTAAATACATACAAGATACTGGTATTAAGGATTCTCAATTTGAAGAACTTACATATCCTTTTACAGGAAATGAATATTGCTCTTTAATTAGAGATGGCAAAAATTACAAGACTCGTGTAAAAAATTTATTCTTTAATCCAGATAAATTATCTATAAGTTCCAAAGGAACTTGGGTTATAAATGGGGTAGACACAGGTATTAAAGCCGAAGGTCCTAAAGGAGACCCAGGTTCTGACGGAAAGGATGGAGTTTCTCCTTTATTAAGATGGAAGGATAACCGCATAGAGCAAAGTACTAATAATGGTAAGACTTGGAGTGCTTTAAGTGATAGATTCAATACAAACTTATTTATAAAAGGATATGTAAGTTCTGTAGAAGAATTACCTAAAAATGCTCTAATAGGAGATATATATGGAGTAGGTCCTTTTTATGAAAAAGATGACTTAGAACATACAAGACCATATTATCAGTTATATGTTAATACCGTCTCTAATTGGATTAAGAAATATACTATTACTAAAGTATATTCAGGTGAAACAGAGCTTCCAGCCTTTGCTGAAATAGATGAAATAGCCTTAGTTAAAAAATCAAGTAATGAATATATAGTTTATAAGTACACTGTAGATGATTGGGTTATAATAGCTACCTTAGATACAGTATATTCTACTAAGAATGATATAGTCAATACGGGTAGTAATATTTATGCTTTAGTTCAATCTGAACTTGAAAATCAATATGACCTCTATACTAGAGTAGTGTCATGGATTAACTTTAGTACTTATAATTCTACATCTACTGAAATAGTACAGGAAATAGGAAGTAAAGATAATGTAGTAATGTCTCAAAAGGCAACTACAGATGCTTTACTTAATAAAGTAAACCTATCTGAACTAGACTTTGATAAAGAAACAATAATAAAAATTATAACTAGTGCTTACCCATGTAGATTTATGGTTATAGACCAAAATAAAAATTGTGGCACACTAGATTGTTTCTCTGATAATATGGGTCATATGCTTACCCAAATATTTGAAACTCATTTCACTAAATGGGGACCAGGTGCTCTTACAGCTCATACAGATGATAAAATCTATAGATATTGGCGTAGTTATCATTTAGGAGGTGGAACATCTACAATCCCTGACAAAGAGTGGGGTGAGTGGACTCTTCTAGATGCAGGTGGTGGAGACTTTCAAACAATAACAAATAGTGACATAGATATTATAACAAAAAATTAAACAGATAAATTATGGCAAAAGTTTTAGACTTAGATGGACTAGGGTATTTTTGGGGAAAAGTAAAAACTCATGTATCTGAAAAATCAATAAGCAAAGAAGAAAAAGGAGCTGCTGATGGTGTAGCTACTTTAACAAGTAGTGGCAAATTAACAGATACTCAATTCCCTAATTATATTGATACTATATTAGAGTATCAAACTCCTACATTAGTTTCTCCTAAGCTTGATATTAAATTAAACTCTATAAAAGATGCTGAATATATTGTTTATATTGAAAGTAAAAATGTATTCTGTGCATATTATAATGGAGAATATTATGGAAACTGGGGAGCTAGTGACAATGTAGTAGATTCAAATAAGTATGGAGATTTAGCCTCAGATAATAAAGGAAGAGTGCCTAAAACAGGGATACTATATCTGAATAAAACTAATTTAAAGAATTATAAGTATGATGGTTCGACTAAATTGGTAGAAATATATCAAGGTGGAGCAGATATAGAAACCATTACAACTAGGGAAATAGATGATATATTTGCAAAAGAATAATAATTTATTAAATTAAATATATATGGCAAGTTTTTTAGATTTAACCGGATTGTCTCATTTTTGGAGTAAAGTAAAGGCTTATGTAGACGGTGCTGTAAGTGCAGCAAAAACAACAGTAGGTAATTATACAATTAATGGACAAAAGATTAGTACCAATCCAGCTTTATCAAAAGCTAATTTTAACCTTGGTAATGTTACAAATGATGCTCAGGTTAAAAGGAGTGAGATGGGTGTTGCTGGGGGTGTTGCTACTTTAGGTAGTGATAGTAAAGTCCCCGCTGCACAATTACCTTCTTTTGTCGATGATGTACTTGAATATGCAGGTACTGTGTCAGGAGTTACTATTCAATCAACTTCTCAGTCTTCAGTAGATGCGGTTTATTATGATACTAAACATAAATCTTTTTGTGGTAAAAAGGGAGATAGTTATTATAATAACTGGAATACTGTAGGAGAAGAAGCATTACCAGCTAATAGATTCGGTACTATTTTAGTAACAACTACCACACCATATAGTAATAAAATATATGTTGATACTTCTAAAAATAAAACATATAGATGGTCAGGAACTGATTTAGTTCAATTAGATAGTGGTCTTACATTAGGAGAAACCTCAAGTACAGCTTTCGCAGGTAATAGAGGTAAAGCTCTTGAAACTTGGAAAGCATCTTTAGCAGATAAATATGCTTTAACTTTAGGTGATAGTGGAGATGTTACTCCATCTGAAACAGCCGTAAGTATTAACTTTGATTATTTTGATGTAAATAATCCTGCAACTTCAGGAAGTCAACCTGTATCTATTCCTGCAGCAACAACATCAAAAGCAGGTGTTATGAGTAAAAGTGATAAGTCTAAACTTGATGGGCTTTCAAATACTCCAGATGCTACTGATACTGTTGCAGGTAAAGTTAAATTAGGTAGTGGTACAATACAAGTAGAAGCTGCACAATCACCGAGTGCAAAATCAGGAAAAACATATCCTATTCAGAAAAATAGTAGCGGTCAATTAGTAGTTAATGTTCCTTGGCAGAATGCACAAGGTTTAGATACAAAAGTTACTCAAAATGCGGTAGGTAGTACAAATGGTGCCTTTAATCTCTTGCTAGCTCAAACTGCAGGAAATACAAATGCAGAAACAGGTTCTGTTAATAAAGCTCCAGGATTAACTTATAATCCTTCAACTAAAGCCCTTTCTACAGGAGGAGCAGTAACAGCTAGTGGAGCTGTAACAGGTTCTTCTATAAAGAAAAGTGGAGGAACATCATCACAAATACTTATGGCAGATGGTAGTGTAGCTACTTCTATTCAAACAGGTGATATTGATGCTTTATTCTCACAAAAATAACTTTACAAGTAGGTATTATTATACCTACTTGTAATTAAAATTAAGCCTATGAAATTTTTAGATATAACAGGACTTTCACACTTTCTTGATAAACTTAAAAGTTTAAAAGGAACTAATAATGGTTTTGCCGGACTTGATAAAAACGGTTTTGTAGAAGAGGATCAGCTATTGTACAGGTCGAAGGAAGTTATATACTTCACAAAACAGGTATCAAGCACGACCATGGCTTCTGTTGGTACTTCTCTTATAAATCCTAAGCAAGTTGTTTATGATAAGAGTAAAAAACGATTTGTTGCCACTAATGCATCAACATCTGTATACACAAGTTGTCAAGCTGCTTGGGCTCAGACATCAGAAGAAGCATATAAGGACTCTTCATCTTTTGGCAGACAGGATGGCACAAACGGAATTACTCCTAAAGCAGGGGTTGTATATTATGATGAAGAATTAAAAAAGACATATATATGGAATGGGAGCTATTTGGAAGAAACAGACTACTCTGTAGATGGAGATACGACTCTAAAGCATATATTCTTTAATAAAAGTTCATCGGTAACGTCTCCAAGCAATACAGTTAGTCACGACATTAATATTACTAGCAACAAAGTAGGATTTCAATTTGTATCCCCACTGGTTGCGACATACGTGACTTCTACCGACCCCATAAATTCAAGTAGGCCCAAAATTCAAACCATACAAGTCACTATGCTTGATGCCACTTCTGCAAGAAATGGCTATATGACAAAAACTCAAGCAAGCCAATTAAGTAGTTTATATACTTCACATGGAGGCAAATCATATTTACCATTAAGTGGTGGTACTGTTACTGGTATGTTGACAGTTAATGGTACTCTTAATGTACAAAATCAGGGCATTGAACTATATAGCTCTTCTTATCCTTTTATAGATTTCCATTATGGAAATAGTAGTGCAGACTATACATCCCGTATAATTGAATCTTCTCTAGGAGTATTAAAGATTAATGAAGTATCACTTTCAAATGGTCAAGTTACTGCAACAAAGGTAACTCAAACTTCAGATGAAAGATTAAAAGAGAATATCTCTACAATAATAGAAGATATAGACAAAATTAAGGATATTGAATTCTTTGAGTTTAATCTAAAAAATGATAAGACTAAAACAAAATCTTATGGAGTTATAGCTCAGGATTTAGAAAAGGTCGGTCTTAATAATTTAGTTGTAGAAGATACTGACGGAAATAAATCTATAGATTATACAGCTTTGATTATGCTAGAACTACAAAGATTGAGAAATGAAGTTAAGGAATTAAAAGCTACTATTAATGACTTAAAGCAATAAATTAAATTAGATAGTAATAATTAATATCTTATTTTATCTATTGCTTATTTAGTAAATATTTAGTAACTTTACATAAAAATTGAGATATGAAAGCTTTCATTATTTTTGTACTATTTTTGCTTTGTTCATGCACTACTACTAAATATGTAGAAGTTCCTATAGAAAAAGTCAGAGTTGAGTATATAGATAAAATAAAGTATGATAGTATCTATACTTATGATAGTGTTTTTATAAAAAGTAAAGGAGACACAATCTATTTAGATAAATATAGGTATTTATACAAATATAAATTTATTAGGGATACAATAAATATTAAGGACACTATAACAGTAAGTAAACCTATAGAAGTAGAAAAAGAAGTTAATAGAGTATATACATGGCAAATTATTCTAATGGTTATTGGAGGAGGGTCATTAGGAACCTATCTTTACAAACTATTTAGAAATATTAAAATATGATGTCTACAGAAGTTTTATTAACGGGGATTATAGGAATAGTAGCGTCTATTGTTAGTGCTTGGTGTTCATGGTTTTTCGTTAGAAAAAGATATAATAGCGAAGTAGACCAAAGCATTATTCATAACATGAGTGAATCTCTAGAGTTTTATAAGCAGTTATCAGACGATAATAGAAATAGACTTAATGAGGTTCTTAAAAGAAATGAAGAATTGGAAGAAGAGATTAATGAGTTAAGGAGAGAAGTCAATGCTTTAAAAGCTGCTAATCAACAAAGAATATCAAATTCTTCTAATGCTAGTTAAATATTCTTAATAAATTTATACATATCAAATAATATACATATCTTTGCATTATGGAATTAAGATTAAATAGAAGATATAAAGGACCTAAATATACTATAGGAAATCTTTATATAGATGATATTTATTTTTGTGATACTCTAGAAGATATTGATAGAGGAATAACTTCTTCTACAAGTTTAGAAGATATATCTAGAAAAAAGGTATATGGGCAGACTGCTATTCCTACTGGTACATATAAAGTTAATTTAAATGTAGTTAGTCCTAAATTCAAGGATAGAAGTTGGGCTAAACCTTATGGAGGCAAGGTCCCAAGATTAATGAATGTACCTGGATTTGAGGGTGTATTAATACATCCTGGAAATACAGACTCTGATACATCAGGTTGTATCTTAGTAGGTAAAAATACAGTAGTTGGAAAGGTTATGGAAAGTACTATAACTTTTAATGGTTTAATGAAGAAATTACTCGAAGCAAAAGCTAAAGGAGAATCTATTCAAATCAATATTGTTTAACTTTTAAAACTTATAATTATGGCTTGTGGTTGTAAAAAAGGAAAAGGCTCTGGAGGTAAAAAGAAAAAGTAATATTATTTTTGTTTAACTAATTTTTAAAAAACTATGGGAAGACCAAAACCAATGAATGGCACAGTGGGTGCTACTATTAAGAAATCACAGCAGATACAAGCTGCTCTTCAAGCAGGAGATACAGCTACAGTTCAGGCTTTCCTCAATGAGGCTATATCAGCATGTAGTGCTCCTTGAGTATGTAGTACTCAAGGCAGAAGGTGAAACATTAGAGTAAGATATGAATAAACTGATGTACAAATTAGAGCTATTAAGTGTTAAGTATATTCCAATACTTATAGCTTTTGTAGTTCTTTTAAATGCAATACTTAGTTTTGCTGATATTTATTTAGGCATATTAAATAGTATTGCAGGTACATCTGTGCTTACTCTTATTCCTATGTACACTTCTTCTTATGCTTTTAAATTTTGTGAGTATCATAGAATGTTTATTCATTATATACTATCTCATAAAATTTTAGTAGCATTTGATGTGTACATAGGAATTCCTGTTTCTGATTATAATTTATTTGTTATTAATTTAATGATAGCAGGCATATTTGCCTTTTTCATTTTATATTTACATCAGAAATGTAAGCATGTTACAAATAATAAAGAACCACTTGTTAAAAATAGTTGAAGATATTGATGCAGGTAATACTAATCTTAATGAAGAAGAAGCTATTGAATTAACTGACACTATAGTAAGATTAGTAGATAGAACTAGAAGAATGAGTAAATATGAAGCTTGTCAGTATCTTAATATAAGCAGAGCTACTTTTGATAATTATGTTAGAGAAGGTAAATTACCAAAAGGAACTAAAGAAGCAGGATTTAAAGAGTTATCTTGGTCTAGGAAAGAATTAGATATGTTTATAAATAAAAACAAGAAGTAATATGAATGAAGAATATATAAGAGGTATTAATAGAGAGATTATAAAATACCTGAAAGATATTAAAAGTTCAGTAGGTAATAATGTACCTAGTACAGCAGTTGATGATATAGAATCTAAACTAGATTCTTTAAATGAAGTATTAACTACTGTAAGTTCAGGAATTTCAGATATGAAGGTTCTTCTTCAAGAAATTTCTACTAAATTAACCCCTACAGAGCAGCCTTAATATGATTTCTAAAAAGAAGATTATTATCCCAATATATAAATGTAGATATTGAGAATATTCTATCAGAAATGGCAGATAATCTTATAAATACTAATCCATTTACTTTCAAGACCTCATTTATTGGAGATATAGTAATTGGTGGAGGAGAAATAAAACTTAACCTCCCATTAATTGATAAAAGATTAGTTTTGAATACTACTGATATAAACACTTTCAAGGAAATGTTAATCACTAAAAACTAATAAGATGGAAGATGTACTATTACTACAATTCCCTAGAAAGAAAGGCATAATCTCGGATAGAGACATGCACGAGTTTCATGAATTAGCTTCTACTCATATGAATGAAGAACCTGTATATCTATCAAACTCTATGCAGTTTACAAGTCATATTGATAGTACCCATATGAATGAAACTGAAGCAAGGGAATTAGTATCAAAGATGTACCACATTGAAGGTGGTAGGAAGTATATAGGGGAGAAGTTTGATATGTATAAAGCAGAAGAAATACGTGAGAGATATAAAGGTGTATTACCAGTATCAGTAACTATTTGTGATGTTTATACTGCAATTAACTCTCAATATCACGATTATGCTGTGTTATTTAAATCATGGTTTGGTAGTGATATAGAACCAAAGATTATTGAATCTGCAATAATGTATTGGTTTAGAGATGAGGATTTTAAGGATAAGAACAAAGTATATAAATACTTTATGGAAGCATAATAATCTCAAGGGTGTAGTAGTGATACTACACCTTTTTTTATGTCAGTAAATAAGTAATTTATTTATAGTTAATAAACTATCTGTATTAAGCTCTTGCCTACTTCTAAAATAGTTAATAACTTTGCATAGTTAAATATATTAAAAAGGAGAAGAAATTATGGAAGGTTTAAGTGATAGCTTTATACTATCAGGTGAAGAGATGGATACTCTAGACCTGTTTAGTGATAATGATGAAACAACAGAAACTACTCCAGTCAATAAAGAAGACGGAGATAATAATGAAACTAAAGAAGATAAAAAACCAACTACTGAGGTAGAGGTAAATCCAGATGATTTATTCTCACCAGAGAGCGTAGGTAGTGAGGATGAAGAAGAAGATAAAAAAGGTAAGGAGGAAGACACACCTGATTCTACAGATAGCAAAGGTTCTTCTCCCAATTCTAACTTCTACTATTCCATTGCCAATGCTCTAGTAGAAGATGGTGTTCTTCCAGACCTTGATGAAGATTTTGTTAAGGATATTAAGTCCCCAGAAGATTTAGCTTCTGCTATAGATAAACAAGTTGAAGCTAGATTAGATGAAACTCAGAAGAGAATAAATACAGCTTTAAATGCTGATTTAGACCCTGATGAAATAAGACAATACGAAAATATCCTTAATAATCTAGAGAAAGTTACAGAAGATTCTATAAATGATGAATCTGAGAAAGGTGAAAACTTAAGAAAACAGCTAATATTCCAAGACCTTATTAATAGAGGATTCTCTAAGGAAAGAGCTGCAAGAGAAGTTAAGAAGTCTTTTGATGCAGGTTCTGATATAGATGATGCAAAAGAAGCTCTAGATAGCACAAAAGCATTCTTCAAAAAACAATATGAAGACTTAATCAAGGAAGGTCAAGAAGAAGCTGAAAATGAAAAGAAAAGAAGAGATAAAGAAGCTAGAGACCTAAAGAAACAAATGCTGGAAGATAAAGAAATCTTTGAAGGAGTAGCTATGGATAAAGCCACTAGAAAGAAGGCTTATGACAATATAGCTAAACCTGTTTATAAAACTGAAGATGGTGAATATCTGACTGCTGTTCAAAAGTATGAGATAGAAAACCCTGTAGAATTTAGAAAGAAACTAGGGGTTATTTTCACTCTTACTAATGGTTTCAAAAATCTTGACATGCTTGTTAAAGGTAAAGTTAAAAAAGAAGTCAAGAACAGCCTTAGAGAATTAGAACATACTTTAAGAAATTCTAATAGACCAAAAGGAAATCCTACTTATATTGAAGGTGAGGATGTAGATAATGAGTCTTATAGTGGAAAAGGCTGGTCACTTGATGTATAGATATTATTTGATTAATTAATAAATTTATAAAGAAATGGCTGGTAAATTAGGAAGATTTCAAAAGTTAGGTTTTACTAGTTGGAAAGGTCTAACAAGTGATAACCACCTGGGCTCTATCTTCCAAAGACAACCTCAGAAGGCAACAAACCTTATGGTTCAGTTACTTGCATATCATAGAGGTAAAACTTTGGACACATTCTTAAGTCAATTCCCTACAAGAGAATTTGAAAGTGATGATGAGTACTACTGGGATGTAATAGGTTCAGCAAGAAGAAACATTCCTCTAATAGAGGCAAGAGATGAAGATGGTGAAGTAGTTACTTCTGAAAGTGGTAATGTAGGTATAGGTACTGCACCTTTCTATCTTGTATTCCCAGAGGATTGGTTTGCTGATGGTGAGGTTATTGTAGGTAATCTTAATCAAGTATATCCTATAAGAATACTTGGAAATGCTAGAATGGAGGGTACTAATGCTGTTTATAAATGTGAGACTATGGGTGGTCTTACTCAGGGTATCCCAGCAGAAAGATTGCTAGCAGGTGAAAGATTTAGTATTGAATATGCTCCTGTTGAAAGAGAAGGTTCAAGAAAGGTTGGTGATGTTAGATTCCAATCTCCTATTTCTCTGAGAAATGAGTGGTCTACTATTAGAATACACCACAAAGTATGGGGTAATAAACTTAACAGAAAACTTGCCTTTGGTATTCCTATGGTTAGAAGAGATGAATCAGGTAAGCAAGTTAAGGATACAGCTAATATGTGGATGCACTATGTAGACTGGGAGCTTGAACTTCAATTCAATGAGTACAAGAATAATGTAATGGCTTTTGGTACTTCTAACAGAAATGCCAATGGTGAATACATGAACTTTGGTAAATCAGGAAATGTAATTAAGACTGGTGCAGGTATCTTTGAACAGACAGAAGTTGCTAATACTATGTATTACAATAAGTTCTCTCTGAAACTTCTTGAAGATGCTCTGTATGAACTTTCAGCAGCTAAACTTGATATGAACGATAGAGTATTCATAATCAAGACAGGTGAAAGAGGAGCTATTCAGTTCCACAAAGCAGTTTTACAGACTATATCTGGTTGGACTACTTTTGTTATGAACAACGACTACTTACATGTAGTTGATAAGACTCCTTCTAAGTTACATAGCAATGCTTTAAGTGCTGGATTCCAGTTTGTTCAATATAAAGCTCCTAACGGTGTAACTGTTAAGCTTGATGTTGACCCATTCTATGATGACCCTGTAAGAAATAAGATACTTCACCCAGATGGTGGTGTAGCTTTCTCTTATAGATATGACATCTGGTACATTGGTACTTCTGACCAACCTAACATCTTTAAATGTAAGATTAAGGGAGACAATGAATGCAGAAGTTATGAGTGGGGTCTTAGAAATCCATTCACAGGTCAGATGGGTAACCCTCATATGTCTTATGATGAGGATAGTGCTACAATACACAAGATGGCAACATTAGGTGTATGTGTGCTTGACCCAACTAGAACCTTATCACTGATTCCTGCAATATTACAAGGATAAATATACCAAGGGGAGTGAGGATATACTCCTCATTCCCTTTTTATTTTAAACAAAAAGAGAAGATTAAAAATGGATAATGAAGTAATGATTGATGACACAGCCTTAGTAGAAAGTACTCCTGTACAAGTGGAACCTACAGCAAGGCAGTCTAAGAAAAGACAGAGTAGAAAATATGATTCAACAGAAGCTAATACTCCTGTGAATTGTTTAAGAAATGAGAGGGTAATAATAAAGCACGTACCTAAAGAAACAGGTCTAGTGACTAACCCTAACCATATATTATATGGTGGTATGGCTGAAAGTGCTGTAAGATGGCTTACTGTTCCAATACTTGCATCAGGTGTTTATGTAAATGTACTTACTAATACTGAGAAGAGTTATCTAGAGGAAGTGATGGGTCTTGAATATAATGCCCTTTCTATATACAATAAAGAAAATAACTTTTGGAATAATTTCCAAGTAAGATTAACTAAGCAGGATAATATATTAGATTTATCTAATCCTGAGGACTATATTAAATATAAAGTTCTTATTGCTAATAAGGATATTATAGCACCATCTCTTCAAGACCTCGAAGACCATCCTAAAGCTACTTATCAGTTTGTTATAATCCATGAAAATGAAGAGTCACAGACTTCTAAGAAGAAGATTAGTGCTACTATGCAGGCTTATATGGAATTTGGTAAGGTACAAGATAATATCCATATATTAAGAACTATCATTGAGACTATTGATGGTAGACCTACTTCTAAGAATTCTAAGATTGAATTCCTACAAGAGAAGATTAATAACCTAATCCAAGCTGATGCTAAGCTATTTGTAAAGGTTGTTACTGACCCTATGTTCGCAACTAAGGTTCTTATTAAGAGAGCTATAGAAGCTGGTCTTATAAGTAATAGAGGTGGAATGTTATATCTTAAAGAAGGAGGTACTCCATTATGTGGAGATAATGAGGAACCTACAATGTCCTATGCTGCTAAGTTCTTAAATCTTCCTAAGAATCAGGACCTTAAGTTTGCTCTGGAAGCTAAGATTAAAATTAAAGAAGAAGAATAAATATGAGTCCAAGTGAGTTTAGCATACAATTTGATGTACTTTATAATAATATTATGAGCAATGCAGCTCCAGGAATAAATGAGTATGAGAAATCGGTGCTGCTCACAAAAGCTCAGAATGAACTTATAAAGGACTACTATAATCCTAAAGGTAATAAATACCAAGAGGGTTTTGATAATTCTGCTAAAAGACAAATAGATTTCTCAAAATTAGTAACCACAGCTAAAATAACTACTCCTGTAAATGGTGTCACTTATGATAAAAGAGGTAAACTCTATGAATATCCTGAAATCCCTATGGCAATAATACAGGAAAGTATTGATACTAATAATGGAACTTTCCAAGTTATACCTATTAGGTACGATGAATATATGAGACGTATGTCTAAGCCTTTTAAAGAACCATTAAAATGGCAGGCTTGGAGACTTATATCAGATAGTGATACTAATATTAAAGCTGAAATAATAGCACATTCATTGGATGTTATAAATTCTTACAATGTAAGATATATAAGAAAACCAAAACCTATTATACTTGTAGACCTAAGTAGTGAATATGGTAATTTAACTATTGATGGAGAAAGTAAAGTAAGTGAATGTGAACTTAGTCCTGAAATACATGAAGAGATAATACAGAGAGCTGTAGAGATAGCTAAGGTAATCTACACAGGAGATGCTAATGGATTATTACAAATAGGTCAAAGAGCTGAATAATTATGAGTAATCAAGAGTTTAGTAATGAATTTGACACTCTACTTAACAGCTATAGTACCAGTGCTGAGTTTGGAAGAGAGCATAAATTTGATATAGTTATTGATGAATATGAGAAATCAGTACTATTAACTAAAGCTCAAGAACAGATTGTATTGGAAATCTATAATGGTAAGAACCTTACAGGAGATAATTTTGAAGGTACTGAAGAAGATAGAAGATATATTGATTATCTTATAAAAACTTCAGAGATTACTGAAAAGGTTGAAGGTAATATAGGTCTTTCAGATAATTCAGTATTCTTCAAATTACCTGAAGATTTATGGTTTATTACTTATGAAGGAGTTATTTTAGGAGGAGAAAATGCAGGTTGTCATAATGGTAAACCTGCTGATGTAGTTCCTATCAAACAGGATGAATATCATAAAACCATAAGAAATCCTTTTAGAGGACCTTCCTATAGAAGAGCTTTAAGATTAGACTATGGGAAAGGTATAGTAGAAATCATCTCAGATTATGAAATAACTAAATACATTGTTAAGTATTTGTCAAAACCTTCTCCAATAGTTTTAGTACATCTAGGAAGCTTATCTATAGGTGGAACTAATAAAGAAACAGAGTGTAAATTAAATTCTGCATTACATAGAGTAATACTTGAGAGAGCTGTAAGATTAGCTCTTGTATGTAAAACTCAAGTGTCAAGCAGTTCAAAATAGAGTGTTTAATTAAACAATTAATAACATGGCTAAATTTAGTATAAATCAAGTAAGGCACTTATATGTTGCTAAGACTTTAAAGTCAGGAACTAATCTGTTAGAAACAGATGCAGCAGGTTCTATACTGCCTAAAGCTGACAAAAACAAAACTCACTTATACTTCCAATACATGTCTCCTGGAGGTATAGTAAGAAGTGACTTAATTAATATTAAGAACATATCTCATGCTAAAGCTACTAGTTCTAAAGACCTTGCACATAGTATTAAGAGAGTTCTCTTAACATTAGATAGTGATGTTAATAGTTCGCCTGTAGCTGGTCAGGAGTATATCACCTTAATCACATTTAGTCAATATATAGGTCTAAGTGAGGAAGACAGGAACCATAAATATGGTTATGTTTATGCTACTCCAGGTTTATCTGTATCAGACTTCTACAAGAAAATGGCTATTTCAATAGCAAATAACGTAGCTATGGATACTACTCCTCTATTGAAAGTATATCTTAAAACTTCTGCTAGTGAAGAAGCAGTTCCTGCTAAATCTAAAGAAGATGAATTAAGTGATACTTACACTGGAATTATTCTCGAAGAAGCTGTTCAAGATTGGGAATTAGGAACTATGCCTCAGGAATTTATTCCTTTTGCAGTTCAGCCTAGAAAGATAGTAGTAGATGGAGATGAATACATCTGGGGTAAAGTAGAGGACACTGAATCTAAGACTACATTAGAAGATGGTCATAATATTGCAGACCTAGAATACTTCTGTATGGGTGCTAGAGGAGATGACTACAGAATGATGGGTTATCCTAATGTAATTACTACTAAGTATCTTGTAGACCCAAGTGCTAAGTATGATACTCTGGATATACATTATTGCTTCACAGATAGTAATGAAAGTGTTCAGAAGTCTGAAAGAGATATTACTATTGTATGTGTTGATGATGGCAGTCATACTGACATGAAAGCATTGATTGCGGCAGTTAATGCTCTTCTTCCTGAAGATAAGCAAATAGCAACCCTGTCTTAATAGGGTTTAAGTATAGGGGCATATAAATGCCCCTTTTTTTT